TTCTCCCGGGTGGCCGCCAGGTGTTGTTTACCGGCTGCAGCATCCGGCTCAAGCTCCCGGACCCTGGTTTCAAGACCGGTGAGTTTTTCCAGAATGGCCTTTTCAATGTCCCCGGGTTCCGGCTCTCCGGACAGGGAAAGCCGGGTCAAAAAATCGTTGCTGAACTTCATTGATTCCTCTCCTTGTGTAAAATTGTCCGGCTCTTTGCCGGCTTCAAAGGATTTGGCATACCGGTCCTCACCCTCCCACACGATGGACATTTCGCCCACGTTGTCGATCCGGGTAACGATGAACCGCACGATCTGCCCCTCCACCTCTTCCCCCAGGTGGTCATAGAACCATTTGAGGTCAGGATGGGATTTCTTATATTCAAACCAGATGGTGGCGGATGCGGATTTCAGGGCGCCGGTCTCAACGCCCCGGACCAGGTTCGGATCGGCAACCCGGTCCAGGACAAACAGGGCGTTCACGCCGTTGGGCGTGTTCTTGTCATCCCAGACCGCACCCCTGGTGTACCCCTTCCATTGCGTCACATCCATCCTGTGGTTGGCAAATATGGTCACCCCGTCAAACATGGGGACAGCGCTTTTCAGCACGTCTTTTTCCGAGAAATCGAAATACCGGGATTGGGTGGTGGCGGCGGACAGACAGCGGAAGAGCTTGACATACACCTCTTCGTTTTCATCAGGCGCCGCGCCTTCCGGCAGCTCAAAGCTGAAGGGCAGGCCGCCGGATTCAATGGGCATATGTTCGGGCACCAGGTCAAACCTGGCCCGGGCAAATCCTTCCTTGATGATTTCAAAACTCTTTTGTTTCATAGGTCTCCTTTAATTTTCCGCCGCTTTCCGGTGGCGGCATTCCGGGTGATAGGGCGGGGATTCATACCCGGCCGCCTGCAGATCTTCATCCGTCATGCCGGTGAGGTCATCCAGGGAATATCTGTTCGTGATGAACGGCGGCAGGTCCTTTGGGTCCTCAAATCCTTTGGCAACGATTTTTGACAGGCGCTTTGCGGCTGCTTCCACCTCGAACACCCGGCCCACCATGCCGGCGCAGTACAGGCAAATGGGCCAGGTTTTCGGCCCGACAATCCGGAACCGCTTGAACCCGGCCTCATACAGCTTCATGGTCTGCCCGAAATTCTGGACCCGGGCCATGGTGGTGTTCACGAGCTGGTTGATTTTCTGCCAGGTGGTGACCTTGACCATGCCCTTGAAATTGGTTCGGAACTCGGCCATGGTCTTTTCATCCCGGATGTTCAGGCCCTTTTCGATATACTCGTTTTCAAGCCAGGTAATGAACTTGCCGCCCACATCCGGGTTGTTGGCCAGATAGTTCCCCGACCCGAAATAATGCCGGTCAATGGCGGTCAGATACCGGATGGCATTGGTATCCGTCAGATCGATGTTAATGCCGAGCCCGGCGGGCCTAGACTGCTTTTTAGGCATGTCTCCGGTGTCTTCGTGGCGAAAGTATTGCCAGGCGTCTTTTACATACCGGTCAGACACCTGATCCGCCTTGGCCGTTTTTAAGGCGTTTTTAAGGCCGTTCGTCAATGCGGCTACTATGTCCCTCGAAAAATCTGCGGCCGTTTCATACGTCAAATCTGCTGCCTCTAATGCGATTTTTATGGCCTTGTCTTCACACGGGTCCAGGACACTCCGGATGGCTTCCGCATAATTCTGCACCCGCTTGTCCGTATCTTTGGCAAATGTATGGACATCCGGAAGCGCCGGACGGATGAATTCATACCGGTTTTTTTG